TTTATCCATAGTTTCCTTATAATACTTACTTTGACCAACATTTTCTGAACCATATCTTAATAAACAAGTTTCTTTACTTTTTTCTATATTAACATAATTCTCATCACCATACTTTTCTTTTTTAGTGCTTTTTTGTTTTAATTGATTATTATAATTCTCATCACCATACTTTTCTTTTTTAGTACTTTTTTGATTTGAGACGAAATCTTTATGTTTGGGGAAAAAATCGACTTGGTATTTTTCATTCATTGTCTTTTTAATCCTTTTAATCATTTCTTCTTTATTTGAATTAATACAATTAACAGAACAAAAATCCCCATACCCCCTATCAAAACGTTCACTAAATTTAATAGGATTATTACAAGTCAAACATTTAGGTCTTTGAGTTAAGTTATTGAAATATACCCATATCTTCTCCTTAAATGTTTCACCTATATTATATTTAACTGAATGTTGAATAATTTTATTATATTCATCTAAATGATTTTTAGAAAACCACTTTTCGGTGGATTTATATCCCGATTTATTATCAGTCGTAAAAAAAGAAAATTCCATATAAATAAATATATGGAATTCATTTCCGGATGTCAAGGATGTGGAACACTATTTTAGTGAAATATAAACCACAATACTTAAAAATACGTATAAGTAATTGATAATGAAATCAATACACTAATATACATCTATCAGGTCTTAATGTTACTACAATATCTGCAATATCACTAGAACTATAATCTAATGAACCGAAATTAGCTGATGTAATAAATGTTCCTTCTAATCTCCATTTTTGAACAACAGCTCCTGGTGGATCTAATAATTCTAAATCGATGTCTTTCTTGTAACCAGCAGCGTAGCCCATACGACCCGTAACTGATTCAGCACATAAACGAATCCATTCCATAAGTGCTTGTGATGCTGAAGGTCCAATTGGATCTTTGAAATTAACATCAATTGTCCCCCAAGTAAATCTACCTGCTACATATGTAGAAGTATTTAAGAATGGAACTTCTGTATCGGTAATTGTTATTGTTGGTCTTGCTGCCGATGTAACATACCATTCGTTAATACCTAAAGTTGATGGGAATCTTACGATAAACCTATTTTTTCTTAACGGTTCAAATGGTAATGGTATTTTTGATAAGAGATCTGCCATATTTTATTGATTTTTTAAATTTTTTTATTATATTTATTAATGATGAGTTATAACTCATATAGTTATAAATAGTGAGGTTTAAAAAAAATGATAGAAATTAAATATTTTTTAGAAAATAATACTGGTGGACAAAAAACAAGAGAGGTTTGGTTAAAAAAAAACAAACCGGAATATCATAATTTAATAAGTGAATGGTCCAAAAAAAATAATTTTAATAAGTTATCGTATAAGGAACAAATATATTTATGTTATCATAAATTGGAATCAATACCTAAATGTAAGACTTGTAAAAATGATTTAAAATTTAAAAAATCTTTATCTGAAGGGTATCCTGAGAAATATTGTTCAATGATATGTATGAATTCATCCGAAGAACATAAAAACAAATCAAAACAAAATAGGGATTATAAAATAATAACTGAAAAAATTAAACAAACAACCATTAAAAATTATGGGGTTGATAACATATTTAAACGAACTGACTTAATAAAAGAATCATATGTCAAAAAATATGGGGTTGATCATCCCTTAAAATGTGATAAGGTGAAACTTAAACAAAAAAACACTATATATGGAAAATATGGTGATTGGTTTTTAAATACTAAAGAAAGTAGAGAATATCTCCATAAAAAATATAATGAAATAACCGTATCAATATTTGATGACATAAAAATAATAAGTATTAGTGGGGATAATATTGAGTGTAAATGTAATGTTTGTAATGATAATTATACAGTTAAACGAGGTGTTTTAAGATACCGATACACCAATAACATTAATCCCTGTGTGGTATGTAATCCAATACTAGTTGAAAGATCAATAAAAGAAAAAGAAATGTCATCTTGGATTAGTCAATATACAAATGTAATTAGAAAAGATAGGGGTATTCTAAATGGTAAAGAAATTGACATATATCTACCTGATTATAATATAGGTATTGAGTTTAATGGGTTATATTATCACTCAGATTTATTTGTTGATAAAAATTATCATATAGAAAAAACTAAATTGGCGAATGAAAAAGGTGTTAAATTGATACATATATTTGAGGATGAATGGGTGGATAAGGAAGATATTATTAAATCAATTATACTTAATTATATTAATAAGACTCCAAATAAACTTTATGCTCGTAATTGTACAATAAAAGAAGTATCTAGAGAACATTCTCGAATTTTTCTTAATGAAAATCATATTCAAGGGAATTCAATATCAACTAATAATATTGGTTTATTTTATAATGATGAACTTGTTAGTTTAATGACATTTGGTGTTAGAAAAATTACAGGTAAAAAACAAATGGAACTTATTAGATTTTGTAATAAAATCAATACAAATATTATTGGTGGTGCGTCTAAATTATTTAATTTTTTTGTTAAAACATATAAACCTGAAATTATAATATCTTATCAAGATAATAGATTATTTAATGGTAATTTATACGAAAAATTAGGGTTTAAACAAATTAGGGTGAGTGAACCAAGTTATTATTATGTAATTAATAAAAAAAGAGATTATAGATATAACTGGAGAAAAGATATTTTAGTTAAATTAGGGTTTGATCCAAATAAAACTGAAAAAGAAATAATGGAAGAATTGGGGTATTACAGGATATATGATTGTGGAACTAGAGTATGGGAATGGAATATTTAAATTAAATATTCATTCACCACTATTTTTCTTATTTTTTTTAGACAAGTAGAAATATAAAGAGAATAAAAACCCAGATATGAGGTAAAAAATTGAAACTGTAATCCAATATGAACCTGTCAGGTTGAGGATAGTGAAAAAAATCATATCGTAACCAAACGGATTGAAGAACATTGCTGTCATCAGTATGGCAGTTAGATAATTTTCTTTTATCTTGTTTTGAATTTTTAAAATCATTACGTCTCGTGTCCATATCTTAAAAGGGTTTATTTACTTAAAACAACTACTTATTCATTGCTAGTCAATAAATACACGATAAATAAAAAAATGAATATTTTTTTTTATATACGATTATTTTTACCTATATTTGTACATAATAATGATTATTTAAATCTATATGTATAAAAATAAAGACTTAAAAGTATTTGTAAGATTTGGTGGTGTTAATCTTAAAACCCAAAAAGGGTATCAATTTAACCCTACTACTTTCCATAAACCACCAACTAGACGTGGATTTTATGCTATGCCTAAAATTGCTCAAGAATATTTTCTTTTAGGATCGATAAACGAGTTCCAACCTGGAACTATTGCTAAAATTAAAGATAATGAGGATTATTTTGATTGGGATAAAAAACGTAAGAAATCTATGTCTTTAAGAAGAAAAGAATTTAAGAAGGTTAAAGGTTTTATTTGGCATCATCTTAGTGATTATTGTGATATGAATGAAATCATCACAATTCACGGTTCTTGGGTTAAAACAACAATTCATCATTGGGAGATTGCATTTAAAAGAATGTCAATTAAATTAAGATATGGTGAATCTAAACAAGGTTTTGACTTTTCGGTTAAATCAATTAATGAAGCGAGAGGTATTATGGGGGTTTATTCTAAAGATCATTGTGAAGTTTTTTTTGACGAAAAAGTTTAATTTAAAATAAAAAATAACAAAAAAAAAGGTGGAATAATATCCACCTTTTTTTATAGAGTTTAATTAAGATTATCTTAATTCTGCAATGTTAAATGTTCTAACACCATCTACTGTGATAACACCATAGAACCTATTGTTCAACACCTTAGTTGCGTATCTAGTCATGATACCTTTAATAGGTGCGAATGTAAATGGATTATACATAGTTGGAGTTAATTGTAATGGAACGTATGGAGCGTATACATAACCAGTATCTAACATAGATGAACCTTTGTGTCCGATTAACACTTTGTTAGCTGGGAAGTATGGATCTCTATACACTTTGTATCTTCCTTGAAGAGTTCCAATTTTTTCAATACCCATATTGTATTGATCTTCTTCAGGGTTAGCGTTTGAAACGTGGAAGTATTGTAAATCATCAAAGATTGCTGAAACTTCAGCTGAACAAACTATCCAATTAGCACCACCTCTTAAAGTTGATTTGAAGATTTGAGCTGAAATTTGATTGATTGCTGTAAT